AGAAACGCTTGACGGTGGGGGAGGCAGAGTTCAGGGTGTTCTCGCCGTCCACGAAGTCGGTCATGCGGCGGTAGTTCACGCGGTCGTCGTTCATGCGGAACAGGGAGTCGTACGTGCGGAACCAGTCGTTGTAGTGCTTGTCAATGCGCTGGCCACCGATCTCCAGCTCGACGTCCTGCAGCAGCTGCTCGGCGGGGAAGAAGGTGGTGTTGGCACCGGTGGCGTTCTTGCTCAGCACGAACTCGATCACGACATCGGTGATCAGATCACCGTTACGGGAGATCTGGGTGGACACCTTGTTGCCGAAGCCCACACTGCCATTGATCGTCTGTTGGATAGACTCAATGGCGAAGTTGGTGTAGCGACGGTACACGGTCTTGAAGAAGGTAATCTGGGGGTTACCGGTGAGGTAAACGTCCTGGGCACCATAAGCGACGAGTTGGGAAAGTCCTCCGGCCATTGTTCGTTATACATATACAAAATATTTTTTTTTTGAAAATAAACGCGACACCAACGGCGTGATATAGTTTTCTTACACAAATATTACCACTCGTTTTATTTTTTGTGACATTTTCTAGAAAGTTCCAAAGTTTTCTTATGTTTATCTCATTTTCTTCATCGCCTTCATCGCCTTCTTGGCGTTCTTCTGGACGGACTTGCGTGCCTGCTTGGCAGCGCGTTCCTGGCTCTTGGAGCGTTTGGGGCTCTTGACACGTGACATGAACATCAAAGGCATTGTTCGGTGATACTTATGCCCAATATTTTTTCATATCGACACATGGGATTATAAGTATTCGTTTTGTCCTTGGTATACAAATGTCGTTTTCCAAGACGCTGGAGGATGTTGTCAATGGGGCAAAAAAGTTGGAAGATTTCACGAACATCATCGTTTCCAGCGCGGTGGAAGATGTTCTTCTTAGGGTTTCTAGAGATTACGGTCTAGACTTCACAAAACTCGTGAACGATTACAAGGACGACGTGCTTGACAAACACGCTCTCCTAGGTTCTGGAGGGACAAAATGCAAGGGTTTCACGGCAACGAACAAACCCTGTGGGAGAAAAGCGGTTTGCAGGGGGTATTGCAGGGGACATGTGGAGCAGGGGGTTGCAAAGCAAGCTCTGGACAACAAGGGAGTGCATTATTCTACGACGACGATCAAAAAAGGAGCTGATGAAGCCATTTTGAATTCCCTTGGAAAACTCGGTGCTAATGTTTCTGTAGAAAATCATATGGTATCCAAAACTGATACTTTTAACATATTCTAGATATATCGTCATTATAATGTATATAATAAATGTCTCTTTATTATAAAATAAAAATGATTAAAAAATATGGGATACGAGATGGCATTATCTATATACAAATTGCCCCTAATGGTAAAAAATACATCGGTCAAACTATCAATCACATAACCAGGTTTAAAACATATAAACAGGAAAGTGGTAACAATCCGCATCATACCAATGCTCTTTGTAAGTATGGGTATGGCGCATTTGTCATACAGACGTTTAAAGTTCCTGAATTTCTGCTAAATTCTGTAGAGAAGTCTTTGATAATATATTACCAGACAACGGATCCCAAAAAAGGATACAATAAAAAAGAAGGAGGGGCTAATGGTAGACCAACGAGAGAAACACTACAAAAGATGAGAGAGGTCCAGTTAGGAAAAACTCATACAGAAGAATCTAAGGAGAAAAACAGACTTGCGCAATTAGGTAGAATTTATACAGAATGTTCAAAGAAAAAAATGAGAGATGTCAGACTAGGCATAACTTACACGGAAGAGACCAAGAAAAAAATGAGAGATGCTAGACTAGGGAAAACGCACACGGAGGAAACCAAAAAAAAGATGAGAGATGCTAGACTAGGGAAAACGCACACGGAGGAAACAAAAAGAAAGTTGACGGGAAGGACTCACACAGAAGAAGCCAATAAAAAGAACAGAGATGCTCATCTAGGAAAAACTCATACAGAAGTTGCTAAACAAAATATGAGAATTGCTCAACTAAATAAATCTTGCAAAAATGTCTGTGTTTTTGGAAATATTTATAAATCCTCGAAATTGGCATCAAACGCAATTAGGTTTTTATATGGTTTTAAAAGTAATTTTATTAAAAAATGGGTAATTTCTCCTAAGTATCCGGATATATTTTATGTATCCTAGCGTCTGCTAGGGCTCTTCGACCGACGCATAGGGCTGCGAGCACGAGTGTTAGTTCCGGTGGCAGGTTGAATTTTTTTGCCACCGGCGCCCCGCACAAATAAACCTCCCTTCGGCCCGCGAAATATCATACGGCCCTTGGCATCTTTCTTTCCGGTAGGCATCACTTTGGGCATCATTTTGGGAGCCATTGTTTGTATACTCATACTCAATATTTTTTTCCTATAACCCTGGATTTACTCCTGCTTCTTGGCTTCCACCTTGACGAACTTGGCCACGGACTGCTTGCTGATAAGCACGGGCTTTCCGGCGATCATCACCTGCTTGGGGGGAGAGATGGTCTTGACGTCTCCCTTGTAAATCCGGCGCTTGTCGTGCTCGCCGGTTTCGCGAAGGATGATATCGGTGTGACCCTTGGTGGCGGCCTTCTTGGCGGCGATACCGGGGGTGGCTCCGGTGAAGGTGCCAAGTGCCTTGCCGGATGCGCTCTCGAGGATGTAGGTCTTCTTGGTGGGGGCCATTGAGGATATACAGATAGCTAATATATTTTTTTGAATAAACAAACGAATTCATCTTAGAAGTTTTTCCAGATCATCGGATCCGCCAATGAGCTTGGTGCCTTTAAATATCCGAGGGAAAGTCGTGATGCTCGGAACTCTGAGTTTATTTTGCTTAATCTTCGTTTTTAAGTCGTCCTGATCTTTAGACACGACCTTCGTAAAAGTCAATTTATGTTTCCTCAGATCCGCCAGGGCCTTCTTACAGTATGGGCAACCAGGTTTTACAAATATCACGAACATATATATCAAATGCTAACAAATTATTTGACTAGATATTCTAGAGTATCTCCGTCCGCGTGCTTGTGAGTTTTTAGTAATTTCCAGTTTGGATTCACGATTTCTCCCGGTAAAACTCTGAGTTTTCCTAAGAGTCCAATGGCACCCCACTCTGGACGATCCTCCCTAGATATGTAGTGGATTTTGGGATCGAACTTAGGATTCTCAATAAATTCGCTACTGATGACCTTTTCGTAACCATCCGGAGCAGTGTCATTTATACCGCAGCGTATCCGTTCGTTTTCGTCCGAAACACTGACGAGGAAATACACCGTGTTGGACAATTTGGCACCAAACTTGTCTCTCAAGAAACGGCCGCTCCATTCGTTCCACATAGTATCTCCTAACACGCTCGGGTTCACCGATACCACACCAAACACATCCGTCGGATTGTCCAGAGGACTTGCAATATGGATCGTGCCATTATTTCCAAGAACAACTGTCCTACCTCGTCTGTCTTCTTCAAATGCGTTTCCATCTTCCCACTCAAACATTTCCGCATAATCGGCGCCAGAGGTGTTGAATGCCCCCACGCCGTATGTAGCTCCTAGGCCACTTACGCGGAATACGTTTCCTACGCTGTTCTTGCAACTTATAAAATTATAAGCCGATGCTCCTGCAGTATTTGGAACCGCGAGCCGTATCATATCCTGGGTCATTGCCGAAGCGGTGTTGAACATAGATATGCCATTGGCACTAAAGAAGACATTTGCATAGATCGCTCCTCTTCCGTCGACCTCTAGAGCTCTTCCAGACGCATTATCGAATGTCAAGAAAGAATATACAGCCGAAGCTGCCCTGGCGGATACATTTGCCGCGATCATCACATTAGCAAAACTGGAAATATTCGCTTTCAAATTTAAGAAACTTTGACTTACCGCCATCGTAGCTTCTATCGCTCCGGTTCCATTTATGTTAAAGAGAGTGCCGTTTAGATTCCTGCAACTGATGAAGGAATATTCTGTAAGAGATAATCTCGGAACGACTGCTTGTATTGCGATATTGCTGAAAGATCCACTTTCGGATTGAACCGTGAATAGATTGGCGTTAACCGTTGTGTTGGCCAGTATAAGACCCGAATTTATATCTCCGCGACCGTTGACCGAGAAAGTGTTCGTCGCTCCTGCATTTGTCGTGCAGTTTATGAAGTTGTATGTGGAAGATGTACCTATATTAGACTGTATATTCAGCATATCAGCGGTATATGCCGAACTCGTAGAGCGAATGTCCACACAGTCATTGTTGGTTGCGTTATTCGATAATAGTCTTCCACGACCATCAACCTCGAATACCTTACCCACCGCGTTTTCTAGACGTATCAAAGAATATTCACTCGTTGCTCCGCGCAGAGATGTTCCTTGTATTAGAGATCCATTCGTGTCCAGAGTCGTTCCGGTGACCGTCAGTATATTTGCGTTAGACGCGCACGTGAGAGTCATTGTATTACTTCCTCGTATGTCTCTCCTTGCCACGACATTACCCGAAAAAATTCCATCGGCCGCAGTAACATTACCCGATGCGATCACGTTGCCTCTGTTGTCGCCGATGAAGAATGGTGCTACGATGTTGCCGAGAGCATTTATTTGTCCGCTTACTGCGACGTTGCCTCCTACGAACCGCGTGTTCCCGATGTTTCCCGTGATGACGTTGGCAAAATTTCCGATGATGTTTTCTCCTACCAGATTATTAGAGGCAATAACATTCCCCGTAAAAATTCCATCTTTCCCAATGATATTTCCAGATGCGGTCAAATTTCCTTTGTTATCTATCGTAGTTTTTATAATACCGCCCATGAGGAAATTATACGTATTATTCGTCCGGTCGTATTGAATAGAATCGTCTACATCGAAATTTATGACGGGAGTGGGGCCAGTGAGCGTTGTGATATAAAAATCGTCAATTATTTTATAAGTTTTTGACGTAACCATGTTTGTATCTATCCTCACGTTCCCGATGTTCCCTGTGTTGCCTATCACGGTAATAACATTTGCATACTCCCCGATGACGTTGCCCCTGATGTCAATGTTTGCCACCGAAGGGAGTGTGGTAGTGATTCCAGACAGCTGTGATCCATCACCGATAAAGAAAGGTGCTACGACATTGCCAAGAACATTGATTTGTCCACTGACTGCGACATTGCCTCCTATAAATCTCGTGTTTCCAATGTTTCCGATGACGCCTACGACGTTGTGCATGTTTGCGTAATTACCTATGATGTTTCCAAGGATGTCACTATTACCGTTGGCTGGTAAAGTTGCTGTTATTCCTTCGAGCAGCGATCCGTTTCCGCGATAGAATGTTGCTGCGACGTCACCTAGAACGTTGATTTGTCCACTGACTGCGACATTGCCTCCTACAAATCTCGTGTTTCCTATATTTCCGATGACACCAACCACCGTGTGCATATTAGCTGAATTTCCTATGATGTTTCCAAGGATGTCACTATTACCGTTGGCTGGAAATGTCGCCGTTATTCCTTCGCGCAGCGATCCGTTTCCGCGATAGCATGATGCCAC